TTGTTGATAAGTCAACGGCTGTATTAATGTTTTTTTGAATCAATTGATTGAACTCAATAGCTTTATTTGTCTTGTATAGCAAAGTGTCAATAACTCTTTTCTGACCATCGGATAAAACTAATTCTATATTTACTTCGCTTTTTTGACCAAATCTCCAAAACCTTCTAATAGCTTGGTAATATTGTTCATAACTCCATGTAGGGAAGAAAACTGAATGATTGCAATGCTGCCAATTTAATCCGAATGAACTAATTTTTGGCTTAGTTATTAATCGCTTAATTTGACCATTTGCAAAAGCTAATAATATTTCCTCTTTCTTTTCAAGTGTCATGCCCCCTTTTAGTTGTATCGCTTCGCTATCCATTTCATCAAGTAAATCACCTTCATCATTGAAATTGCACCAATAAACTGAGGTCTTATCTTTTGCTAATTCAAAAGCCTTTTCGCATCTTTCTTTGATTGTTTGCTTCTGTTCCTCTCTAACTTCGCTCATTGTTTTTGCAAGTCCGTTATAAAGTTTCATTTGGCCGTCAATAACCCAATTTGAATTATTTTTAACGTAGTGTATATTTTCATTCAGTTTAGGTAAAAAGTATCTTGTATCGTCAAATCCTAAATCAGACGGCTTTTTAATTGATAAACTCCATTGATTAAGCCAACTAAAAAAATCATTCTTTGCATGAGGTTTTAGATACCATTTCGTGCCAATATCTTGAGGCCTTATATTATTCTCATTGTTTGCAAAAAACCTTGTAATCATATCCATATAAGGCAAATACCCTAATGCTTCGCTACTTGTTCCAAATTCAATATAATCATTTGGTGCGGGGGTTGCTGTGCTTAAAAATCTGTATGGTATTTTCTTTACAAATTCTGTTACATTCCATTTAATTTTACCGTCAAAGTTTTTTAAGATTGAACTTTCATCCAAAATAACCCCTACAAAATCAGAACTATCAAAATAATGTAATCGCTCATAATTACAGATAACTATTTTTTTAGTGTGTTTGCCGTCTTTGCAGTATTCAATATCATCAACTCCTATTTTTTCAGCTTCTAAAATAAATTGAAACGCAACTGCTAAAGGTGTAAGTATTAATACCTTTTTATTAGTATGCTGAATGATGTTTTTTGCTATTGAAAGTTGAATAAGTGTTTTGCCTAAACCAGTGTCGACAAAGTTTGCAATACGTCCCTTTTTAATAGATTTCTCAATAATGTGTTTTTGGAAATCAAAAGCAATGTCAGGTATAAAATTAGGTTCGAATCCAAATTCGCCTATTGTGTGGCGTTTGGAGTCTAAAAACTCCGCATAAGTTTGTTGTATCATTTTTAAATTGTTTGGTTTTCAATAATAAGTTTAAACTTTATACTTTGCAATTATATTTTTCAATTCGTCTAATACTTGACTGCTAATTTCTTCAATGTGAGTCAATCCGTTTGCATCACCCAGATATTTTTCAGCTTGTCGATTCATTTTGTAAATATCATTTAAAGTTATGTTAACGTGGTTCAAATTAGCTAAGCCATTGTATAGACTTTTTGTTGCATCTTCGCCTAATACATCCCTTATAAATGGTTTTAGTTCGGTTAATATTGACTTATATTGAAGCATTGCAACACTTAGAATCTGAATATCTCGAACCGCTGCCGATGCTATGTAGGCTTTTTTCTTTTTAGTTAATTTCATGTGTGAGTAGTTTTGTTGCTAATTCGTGACAAGGGACTGAATTGTACTTTCTAATCAAATTAATTCGTTTCATTTCGAACTTAATCTTTGAGGGTGTTATTCTTGGTTGAATCTGTTTTAAAACCGCTTCCCTAATTGTTTCGTATTCGTGATTGAATCTTTTGTCTATTCGTAAATCTTCAATAGTATTGCAAGCATGAATGCACGTACTATGATCCAAACCGCCAAATCTAATCCCAATTGATTTAAGACTTAACTTTGTGTTAGCCCTTATTAAACTAATTGCAATTTGCTTAGCTTGTACTATTTCACGTTTACGTGTTTTACGTTTCATTTCTTCATAAGTTATTTTAGTATGTTCAAATACTATCCTAACAATCGTAAAGAATATGTAATCTTCATTTGTCTGTTGTACCATGTTATTGTTTGGTTTAAAGGGCTAAATCGCAATACTTATCAGTGCCTAAACGATGTTAGTTAATTATGTTTATTACGTAATTCCACATAAAAGCCTACTTTGCTGGAGTAAAGGATTTAGCCCAATGATTTTAATTGTCTAATAATTCCCTAAACGAATCGGGTAATATTTCAGGGTTTAAAATTTGGATATTGTGTTTTTTGATGTAAAATACCATATTATACAAGTCGCCAAATTTGATTATTTTATTTTCGGGAGTGATTAATTCACACTTTGCGCCGATTATTTTTATTTTGTGCATTAGAATGGTGCTTTTGGTGTGTAAATAATATCAATCCTATCAACTATGCATTCTTGACTAGCTTTATCATTGTAAGTTGTGGCGTTTGGTTTGCCTTGAATTACAACGCGAGTACCTTTAATTAAGTACTCGGTTATTTTAGTTGATTTTTCTTTCTTGAAAAACTTACTGCACTTTATCCATGCTGTTTTTTCTACTTTATTACCGCTTGAATCTTTGTAACTTTCATCAATTGCAACTGAAAAGGAAAGCACTTTGTTGTTTTGTGTTTCTCTGACCTCAGAATTTTGGCCTAATGTACCCGAGAAAATCCATGAATTTACGCTCATATTTTATTAAAATTTAGTTTTTAAAAATTGTCTTGCTTCTTTGATTCTTGAGTAACATAAGTCTGTTTTTGTTTTGTCGCGGTCAACTTTATAAACAAATACTCTATCCTTTTCAGGTATCTCTATAAATTGACTTTCGATTTCAGGATTACGGGTAAATACAAATTGACTTTCTACAATATCTTGAAAAGCTTTTTTAGTATAAACCATATTAGTAATGACTTGGTAGGCTCTTTCTACATCATAAATGTCTCCGTTTTCATTCATCAACTTTTTAAGTTCATTTTCTACTAAGTAACTTGGGGAATCTGTTAGGCAATATATTAACCAAAATTTAGGTTTGTTGTATAGTTCCATGTATCCGCGACCTTGCCACTCATAATCTGTATTTAACTTTACTTGTGCTTCGTTAAATGTGAAAATATCCCATGAGTTTTTAAAGTCTGCTACTATATCATCATCTTGTGAGTCACATTCGCCCGTGATATATTCATTAAACATCCTTACGTTGTTTTTTATGAACTTAGTGCCTAATACTCGGTTAGCTAATTTGATTGCTTCTGTTTCGTTGTGAATACCCTTTTCGAGATACTTAGATTTTATTTCCTTAGTTCGCCCCGTTGTCATTTCAATATATGTCCAAATTGCACGTTTACGCCCCGTATCTCCTAATCCTTTAACTCCCATTAAATCCCCTAAAGCGTGGCATCTAAAAGGTAGTGCATCTATTTGGTCGTGTCTGTTAATCATGGCAATTTGTTTAATAGTCTAATAACATCAATCATTTCGCCCTTAACTTTTTCTTTTCTGATTGTTACAATTACGGTCTTATTTGACCAATTTTCAATCTCACTACCATAAAGAATCTCAACCATTTTAGCATTAGTAACATTCAATACTATTCCTTTTGGTGATGTTGATGTGTAAATAACGGGTCTTAAATCTTCGCCTCCCGTTCTACTTGGTATTTTTTCGGATTGAACTTTACTGATTAAGAATTTATATTCTTTTCCATGTTCAAAATCCCATGCGCCTAAATACTTTTCATTTCTAAGTTTGCGCCAATGCGTTCCTTTTTTTTGTTCGCTCATATCGTTTTTGTTTGGTGTTCAATAATAGTTTTTCACATTGAATAAAAAAAATAAATCTTCAATTATCTTTGTGACTCAATTGTTCAGGTCATACTAATAATTGTTTGGTCAAAAAAGCTGCTTTCGGGTGGCTTTTTTGTTTTTAGACAAATTCCACATCAGAAATTTCAGCATCAGAATCTTCATCAATAAATGGGTTTTCTTGTGGGCAACTTCCAAACCCCATGCAGAATAGTAAATATTGTCTTACATCTTCTTCAGTGTAATCACCTGAAACTTGAATATTAATTGTTAATTCCATTTTTATTTTATTAAAGGATTATAAGTATCAATTTTAAAATCAGGGTATTTAGGATTTAGTTCCATTTTACCAGCATTTTTTGCAAGTTCTACAAGCGTATCTAATCGCTGTGTAATTGCTTCATGGTTTAACGTCTTATCTATTGTCAACTCCCATGCTAAGTCGGTTTTGTATTGGTCTAAGTGTGACATTAGTTTAACTTTTTGGTAACGTAAAATTGTGAAATTATTTGAACCTTTTTTATTTTAGTCGGTTCTAATTTTTTAGTTAAAACCCTCCCTTGATATACGCAAGATTTATTTACTGATGAATACATAATTTTATCAATGCTTATTATATCAGTTCCGTTTGTGATAATGTCGCCAATTTTATAAGGGTTGTTTTCAAAACAAAACTTTTTAATTACTTGTTTTTTTGTGTCATAGAACTCTTGTTCCATGTGTTTTAGTTTTTCGTCTAATTCTTCGCGTGTCATATCAGTTGATTGAAAAGTGACTTAATGAATTGATTTTATTTGTCAGTACCCTGATTAATCTTTCGGCCTGATACTTTTTGGCAAAATTCCTATCTTCAATTGCCATGTTTCGCAGTCTTAGAATACGGTCTAATCGTTTGGTCAAGTTGTTCATTGGTTTGTTTGGTTAGTGGTTTGAGAATGTTTTTAAAGTCGGCTCATGATAGGCTTGAATTTCTCTTTGTTCTTCCTTTTCCTCTTTCAATTGCTGTCTAAATTCGTCTGCTAAATCTTGCATTCCGATTTCCTCTGCTAATCCGATAAGTTTTGCAGGGTCTGCACCCATTCCCCAATGTTCTCTAAGTGTTGTTTCGCAAAAGTCTATCATGTTAGAGTACTGCTTAATTGTTTGGTCTTTCATTGTTTTATTTGGTTTTAAATTAATGGTGAAACAAATTCTTCTAATTGGTCTTGAATCTGCATTTCGATAATATCATACAATGCTCTGTATTTTTCTTGACCTTCTAAATCTGATGCCCTATCAAATGCGGGCATATTATTGGTAGTAGCAGTTAGTGTGATTGATTCTAATGTTTCATAATCTAAAAACCATACACTAATTTGTTTGTGACCATGACCTGAACTGATTGCAGTTGCATAAGTGATGTCTAATTCTTTGTAGTTGATGATAATTGTAGTTGTCATAATATTGTTTGGTTAATTATTTGGTTTTAATGGGGGATTGCTCCCCCGATTTGATTTAGTTTTCGTTAAATAAATTGATGTAGTTTTTAACAGACTTTTCAAATGTTTCTGATTTCATGTAGTCAGTTAACTCAGATACATTTGTGTGACCTTTCTCAATTG